AGACAAACGGGCTATCGCTATTGAGATGATGAAAGAATACGTCAAATCAGGCGAACCGCAGTCTACTGCTGGCAAACAAGCTAGGGACGAAGGTTTAACTCCTGGTACTCCTGAGTTCCAGAAACGTGTAGAAAAAATTGCTGATCTTAACATTGAAAGACAGATGTCAGCTATTAATGCAGCTTTAGCTAACATGACGGTAACGCAAGCCAACTTAGCTCTTTCTCAAGGTAAGTTTAATTTAGAGCAGGCAAAGTTTGAGAATGTTAAAGGTCAACAAGCTAAGTTGACTGCACCAGAAATCAAATTGAAAACTGAGACAGAAGATACTCTGGCTGCGGCAGATTCAGCTATGGAAAGTTTAAGAAAAGCGTATGCTTTAAATCCAAATACGTTTGATGCTTCTTTCGTAGATAAAGCACAGCGTAAACTTCTTGAAGAAACAGGTAATAAAGATCCAAAAGTTTTAGCTACTAGAGAGCAAGAAAACCTGTTGACTAAACAAGTTTTAGCTGGTTTGAAAGCTGCTTTCGGAGGCAACCCGACAGAGGGTGAACGTGATATACTTTTAAGTGTACAGGGTATAGGATCTAAGAGTAAAGAAGAGCGTGCTTTTATCATGAAAGATGCCTTTAAAGTTTTGAAAGCTAGTCGTGATCGTCAAAACAAACGACTCAACGAGATTACTCAAGGTTTGTACCGTGAAACTACACCTGCTCCTGTTGGAGGATTAGACTAATGGCTACTAAGAACTACGGCACAAACCTTGCCCGAGCTGCAATTGGGCAGGGTTTAGCTATGGGTTGGGGTGATGAAGCTGAAGCATGGTTACGTGCTAAATCAGGTGAGGGCGATTACCAACAGAACCTGAATAAGATACGTAAAGAGTACGGTCAATTTTCTAAAGAAAACCCGTATGTTAGCGGAGCTGCAGAATTCGGCGGCGGGTTCGTTCCTGGTGTTGCTGCTATGTTGGTTCCTGGTGGACAAGCTGCCGGTGCTGCTCAAATGCAACGCTCTACGCTTAATGCGCTTGCTAGGTTAGCTGCTACTGGCGGTGTTACAGGCGCTATATCAGGTGCCGGTTCTGCTGAAGAAGATCGTGGTGCTGGAGCTGTTTCAGGTGGTGTCATAGGTACTACTTTAGGTGCCACTTTACCTATAGCAATGCGAACAGGTAAAGGTCTTTATAATTGGGCTAAAGAAAGAATACGTCCTACTGACGCATTAACTGAGCAGCGAGCTTTGCAAAAGTTTACCGAAGCTTTGTCTGATTCAGGAATGTCTCCAAACGATGTTAAACGTATTATGCAGCGGGATAGAGCTTTAAACGTACCTTCCAAAGTCGCTAACGTCGGAGAAGCGGTTACAGATTTAGCAGAAGCAGTTGCTCAGCGGAGCGGTAAAGCAGCTCGTAAGATTGAAAAAGGTTTAACTCAGCAAAAAGCAGGAATTAGAGAACGCACGTATAGTCAAACTGCAAAAGGTTTAAAACCAGGAGATTATTATGCTGATGAACAAAGAATGGTTGGCGAACTTCGTAAAAAAGCTGACACTCTTTACGACCAAGCTTACGAATACGGTACGGTCGATGATCCAGTCATTAACGAAGTCTTAAAATCACCTGCTTTTAAAAACTTCTTTGACAAAGCTAAAGAGATAGCAGATGCGGAAGCTTTAGCTGCTAAGGTTAGAGGCGAAGATCCGTCTAAATATGAACTGCAAAACCTGTACAAAGTTATTAGGGATGATAAACTAAACCCTATAGGTGTTGAAGTTACACAGTTGCCAGACGTTCGTACTTTAGACTACATTAAACGGGGTATTGATGCTAGCATCGATGCCGGTTATAAAAGCGCTAAAGGTATGTCAACGGCAGAGGCTACAGCTTTGAAAAAGCTGCGTAAAGGGTTTGTTGACCGGCTTGACAACATTGTACCTGATTACAAAACGGCTCGTGGTTCTTACGCTGGCGACATGGAAGTCATAGATGCTATGCGTAAAGGTATGGATGATTTTGGCGGTATGGATCATGAACAAGTCGCCAGTTTCGTGAAAAACATGAGTGATGCTGAAAAGCATGCATTCCGTACAGGTGTTGCTCGAGACCTTTATAGCCGTGTTATGAATCCTTCAACAAACTTTAATGCTGCCCAACGTATCATCGGCGGTATTGAAATGCAAGACAAATTGAAACCTTTGTTTGACAGCCCAAAACAGTTTAGAGTGTTTAAAAATGCTTTAGAGCGTGAATCTCAATTGTTCCATCAGGCTAATAATATTCTAGCTAACTCTCGTACTGCAAAACGTACAGAGATGGGTAAAAAGCTTGAAGAAGGCAATGAGATAGGTGGAGCGATTGCTGATGCAGTTACCGGCGGTTTCTGGAACTCTTTGACAAAAACGGCTTTGACAGGTTTACGTAAAACGCAAATGACAGACGCCACTGCTGATAAATTAGCAGATATGTTGATGGCTAGCGACCCTAAACAAGTAGCGGCAGCTGTTAAAGCTTTAGAGAACCATGCTGCTCAAGCTGGTCCAAAAGCTCTCAAAGCTTCAGCTATAGAAAGAGGAACAGTGACAGGAACCTCAAGCGCAATATTCCCGTCACCGTCAGATCAAGAAACACCTCAGCCTATAGAAAGCGATATTGAATCTGATATAGCATCGCCTAGCGTTGGACCGAGTATAGAAGATGACATACGAGCTGAAGAAGCTAACCGAAGATAACTTTCTCCTCACGTGTGTGAGTTTACCCCGATTAATTTCGGGGTTCTTTTTCTTCTAGCGGCATTTCTGGTTTAGGAATAGGTTTAGCAAATAACCATCTATCACCTAAAATCATAATAGATTTAACCCATTTTTCGCGGTTAGCTAGATTAATTTCATCAGTAGCGTATTCACTGTTGAACAGTTCTTCGCTGCGGACTACAAGCTCTTTTGTAGTAACATGAGGAACCTTTTTAGGCTTCTCAAATATCTTACGAGTTTCTACGTTTCTTGCGGTTTTTACGTTAAGCATGATTCACCTCATATAACCAGCGTGCCATTAATAGAGCTTCTGCTCTGTCGGTATGCTTCTTTAGATGGATAGGTGCGTTAGGAAACAGCTTTACGGCTAACGCTCTCGATAGATCTTTGTCGCTTGTCAATTTGAAATGCTTTTTCCAAGTGACGGGTGTTACTACGTGCATCTCATAACTACACGCTGCTATGGCTGATCTGGCACAGCCGAAACTGTCACCCAGACTGAAAACACTTGATACTCCTTGACCTGGCATAGCGTTCACACGCTCTAAAGCTGCCGCACATTTATCGTCAGCTGGAACATGCTGCCTGAGTAGCCGAATCAACCCTGCAGGATCAACTTCTCTTTTAACTGTACCCGTACCTTTGATTATAACCGGCATGTCTTCTACGGCTAAGAAAGCGCCATCAGAGAGGAATGCGATAGCGCCATCTAATCCTGGGTCAATGCCGACTGTTATCATAATGCCTCGTAATGTTCACATGCGGCTCTCTGCTGATCTTGAGTTAGCACCGTTTCATCTCTGAGACACGTCCAACTACCGTTTTGAGTAGCTGCAGAGTTCACGCAAGAACGACATGTTTTTAACGGTTTTTCCTGTTTCAAGCAAACAGCTTTTTGGTCACAAAATTTACACCCGAAAGATGAAGCATCGTCACTTATACCGGCGGGGCGCATTCTAGCTTCTACAAGCTTGATTACTTTTGTAGCTAACTTCTTCTGCTCAGCACGATCTTCCCTGATACGCTCTACGTAAAACTGTTCATTATCTTTGCAAACAGCTACATACATACCTCGGTTTAGACCCATGAGCGCCATACTGTACTGCATCTGGGCATAATGCGTCGGCTTAGAGTCTTGAACACCTTTTTTGTTCAACCCGTTGAAGCTGTCTTTATTGTGAGTTTTAACTTCCAACAGATGCGCCGTGTTTTCGCTTTCCGGCACTCCCTTCATTATACCGTCAACTTTAGTTACAAAATGCCCTGTGTCATCTTTAAACTCAAACTGTTTTCCATCATCGTCTTTTGCCCAAATCTGAAAACCAGCACGGCGTAAATCATTGACGATTCTATCTTCTTGAAGATGCCCTGTTTCAAACAATCTCAGTATTCTACCGTCAAATGACGAAGAAGTAAATGAACGCCAGCTAAACCAAATTTTACGTATGCAATCTTCACCTATAAAAGATGCGCCGAGACGACCGAGGTATAAATCAGAGCTAGATTTTTCTTGTTTTATACTCTCATAAATTCTATCTATTACTACCTGCTCTGGGCGAGGTGGCAAAGCTACCATAAATTCTCCTGTTATGTAGGTGTGGGGTCACTATAAAATAGGTATTACCTAAAGGAACTCATAGCCCCCACTGCCGGTGTTATGTGCGCCACCTCCGGCTGGGCTCATGCTTACATTAATCCCAAGGGTTACCTGTTTTAGCCGCTGCTGGAGCTGGCTTAGGCGCTGCTTTTGGGGCAGCTTTAGGAGCAGACTCTGCAGCACCAGACAGGAAAGTTTTAATGCTATTACTGTCTGAGTAACCACCAGTGCCTTTTTCAATGACAACCAAAGCATTGAACGGTTTATCCAGCAGTTTGTCGGTGTCTTCAGCATCCGGCTTACCGCACGCAGTAGCCCATCCAATCAACTGTTGACGCCCAATATTTTGAGCACGCTCGCTAGGATTGTTATGGTTAAAGTTTTGCCAAATCAAGCGACTTGCATAAGTACCTTTAGTCACTTCAAACTTCACTTTGATATACGATCCGTCTCCAGCTTTCGTAGGTTTTTCTTCAGCTTCTACTGCTTTTAAAACGTACTCCCCCTCAGGGATAGGCTCGTAAGAGGTAGGAGGTGCTGTCATTTCTACTTCAGATACATCAAAACCGAATTTAGCCACGGTAATCTCCTTAATTGGCAATTGGAATAAGTTTAGCGACGTTTTCTATAGTCATCTCGACTTCATCTGGGCATGCGTAACGATTCTTTGCAGCATACGCCGGATTCTCAACGAAATGTAATAGTCGCTCACCAGTCGTAACACCACGATTCTTTGTGTTATTGAATCCGGTGTCTGCTTTGCGGATGATGACTTTGAAAGCAGCGAACGCTAATACGTCTGCCCATTCCATCAATAACGCATTGCAACGGTTAGGTAACTTAGGTTGATACCTGTCGTACGGCTCAGTCCGTGGGTCTTCAAAACGTATAACTGCGGAATGAGCAATTAATACAACATTCATATTACGTTTTGTACGCAACACATCTAAACCTTGCAGAATTTCACGAAACTCTTCAGCCACTAACATCTGACCTTTACCGTAAGCTAAATCTTTAGCCTCATGAGAGCTTTCTACGTTCTGCGTAATCAATGGTTCCACCAGCCAATCAACCGAGTCAATTACAACTGTCTTGTACTCGTGATCTTCTTTGATGAGCGTTTTAATACTCTCAACTACATCGGTGACTGAGGCAGCTCTAGGGAAGCTAACCACGTCTAAAGAGTCTAAACCGTCTTCAGTGCTAATGAAAATTGGTTTAGGAAACTGACTCGCCAATGTTGATTTACCGATACCGTGTCCTCCGTAGATACAAATACGAGGGGGTATTTCCTGCTTGCCTTTTCTAAGGCTCTTTTGCCAGTCTGACATTTTGTTTCTCCTTTCTGAAGATCGGCGGTTTGTCGTCCGCGCTTATAAAACCTGAAACTCATCGTTGAAAAGTATACCAAAATCCCAACGCTGGGCTGTATATTGAAATTGATTCCTATCCCAGCTCAATACGTTTACTAGTGAGTGGTATTCTGTTACCACAGACATAGCTACTGCACAAAGCGTAGGATCACCGACTATCAAAAGATAATCTCCTGACTGCCAGTCCTTGAGTTCCCTACGAGCTTTATTCAATAACTGATTAGTATCGTAAGGCTTACGAGGATTAGCAAATATAGCACGTAACTTCCCATATTTTTTAGCGTCTGATAAATCTTTATTATTGTCAACTTGTACTACGTATACTGTTCTTTCGTTACCCTGTTCCATTTTTCTTCTTCCTAGGTTGTTTTGGGGGAGGAGCAACCAAAGCCAACTGCTCCGCTGTTAAATAATCCTTGCAACCCACAGCTATAGCTATCTTAATTGCTTCTTTGATATACCAGTCATAGTCTAAATCTTTAGGGTGTATGACTTTGTCTTTTAAAATCATGCACGCTTTTGCACCGTCCGTTTTTGGTACTTTGTTTCCGTTGGAAACGTATCTAATAGGATCCACTTCACCATCGCTAGATTGGTACCAACGTACGACTTTGCCAAGGAATTTGCCAAACTGCTGACCCCCTCCAGTGACATTCCTAGCCGAGATAAAATCTTGAAACGGTGCATTGCGTATAGTCTCCTCAAATGGCGTACCGACCGCGAGCCACTGCCCGACTGCATCTGAAGCGACCTGCGCTGTGGGGTTCTTCCGCAACGATAACGGCGCATATATACCTTTCACTTTTAAGCTACGATCTGGTTTGATTGCTATGTAGTTGTTTACGTCTTTCATAGCTAACGCTCTGTATGGCGTGAATTCAAACTCAAACCGCGATATTTCACTAAACTTAGTCACAACCTTATGAACAGTTTCGTGCAGCGATTTCGAGTAGCGAATCGCTATGCCGTCGGTGTTAGCAGATAAAGTTACCGCACCTGCTTTCTCCAACCATTCAATCAACATTAAAAGTGTAAACTGGCCAGTTAGCGTTACCGCTAACATCAGATCGGGGGAGTAAAGAACTGAATATTTGCTGGCCAGTTTACCGAAAGTGCCATTTAACGAAATTTTTAGAGTTTCGTTAATTACCTTGTCTCCGGTTCGCTTTGCTTCGAGTCGTTTGTTATAAATATTTCTGTACTCATCGATAAACGGTTTCCCGAGCGACTTGGGGATAAAACCACATTCAAGGATAATCGAGGGGTAGAATGAGGCAGCATCGATGTCGCAGATGATGTCGTCACCAGCGACGTAGCAGATTGATTTGTCATGTACACTATGTATTCCTCCTACTCCAAGTTGATATTCACCTACGCCAAATTTTATTGTAGTTCCACCCAAAAAATCTGGCAATATAACGTGCCCTGTGTTTTTATTCATATCAAACACATGCACAGAGACCTTGTCCAACAAACCTTGTAACTCGGCATCCATAAATTTCAGAAACTGAGGCGGTATGTATTTTACGGTGTCTGGTACTTCATTATCTCTACGCTCAAGCTTCATAGACGTTACGTAAGCTTGTTCAGCCATCTGTGAATCAGACTTACTACGCATGTCAGTTTTGTACTGCTTTGACATGTCTACTCTGAGCATGATTTCTTTTTCAAGCTGGCGTAGCAACTCTTGCGTAGTATCAACGTCATTATGACAATATTCAAGCACCAGCGGTTCCTGCTCAGGCGTAATATGAGCATCATGAGCTATCGGCATGTCTTGCAGTATAGGCATATGCATACGTGCTCCGTAAGCTTTTAAGCCTACGAACGACGGAGCCACTTCAATAATGTCTATAGTGTCTATCATTACGTCCCTGAGACTGAACTTACGCATTGCCTGCCAGTGCGCTACACGATTCACAATCAAATCATCAGCTATACGTTTAATTTCTAACGAAGTGCGTCCGGCACAAAATGCAGCTACCACTACGTTGTCAAACGAGCGATTATTAAAACCTACAAACGTAGAGTCAGGTTGCTGAACAAATTTCAACAGCCTCTGCGCTGAGTCTTCCTCATGCTGCCAGAGATCAAACCACTCTCCTGTATCTACGTTTTTAGCGCAGAATAAAGTGCGATTCGGTAATGTCTCAGTATCAAACACAAACGTAGCCATTAGTCCTGATTAACGTAATTTCTAGTAGGTTCGGAACCATCGTCAGGCGGCGTGTTGATGATCTCAATATACTTCTCAAGGAAGTGTTGAGCTTTCAACAAATCAGCCATACCGTTCTTATTTTTCCAACGGGTGACGTACTTAGTAATTTGACCTTGAAAATAATCAAGATCGTTAGCTACTACGTAGTCCCAGTGCTGAATACCTGAGCGGTAATGCGTACCTGCAACCTGCTTGTCATTTGCACTCATCTGCCATCTCCTTAATTAAACGAAACAGTTCTTTTTCACGTCCGTAAAGCAT